ATGAAGAAATTACATTTAAACATTATTCACAACCGCTTGAAGCGAGGAACGGCAAAAAAGGCTGTTTCTGTGGAAATTCGTGTATCTTTCGGAAGCGAAAGAAAGTACATGTCAACAGGTGTTCTTGTAACTCCTAACAACTGGTCAGACACTAAAAAGATGGTGCTGTCGAAGTGCAAGGACGCAGACCTTATGAACGAAACTATTCATGCGTTCTATCTTCGTGTGAAGAAAATCACAGACCGCATGATAGAGGAAGGCATTACAGACCTCGACCTTATACCTACCCTTATGCAGAATGAAGTCTGTGACAAGACCGACTTCATAGCATATTGCGAAAAGCGGACCAATGAGCGGAACGTATGCGAGCATACAAAAAAGAGGTATGTCGTGTTTACAAAGTTCCTTCGCTCCTGGGGGAAGATAACTCTATTCTCCGACTGCAACGTGTCAAACATCAGGTCTATGGATGAGTTCTTACACCAGCAAGGCAAGAAAGCATCAACCATCTACGACTACCACAAATATCTAAAACTATTCATTAATGATGCCTGTGTAGACGGACTTATAGATGTCAATCCGTATACGAAGTTGCCGTTTAAGATAAACAGAGGGGAAAAACAATACGTTGACTGTATAACAGAAGACCAGTTCATAAAAATTAAAGAGCTGCACCTTAATACTCCGCACCTGTGCAGGGCGAGAGATTTATTTTTATTTCAAGTCTACACAGGACTTGCATACTCAGATTTGATGGCCTTCGACTTCAGCGCCTGCGAGGAGGAGGAGAAAAAGATGGTCTATAAGTCACACCGCACGAAGACCGACACGGACTTTTCTTTTCAACTGCTCGCTCCGGCTATGGAGATTTTGAGAAAATACGATTTCAAATTACCACATCTGAGTAATCAGAAGTATAATGATTATCTCAAGGTTATAGGCATGATGGCTGGAGTGAGCAACCTCAGGAGCCACATGGGCAGAGGAACTGCAGCAACCCTGTTCCTCTCAAAAGGTATGCCAATCAATGTCGTAATGAAAGTCCTTGGCCATACGACTCTGCGTCAGACGACAAGATACGCACGCACGTTGAATAAAGATATTAGAGGAGCATTCGATAAGCTTGAGGGGAAACTTTAAAAAAGAAAGGCAGGACTGGTTATTTCTCCAGTCCTGCCTTTCTTTTTGCATCAATCTTACTTTTCTCCAACAGAATATCACGCAGCTCTCTCGTGATACCCTCCTGCACCAGTAGCTTCGCTTTTACATCTGCAAGTTCTTTCCTGACTGCATCATCGCTTTTCACTTCGCCTTTGATCATCGCACCCTCGCCACGCAGCAACCATTCTGCAGATATTTCTTTGAAAATCTCAAGAGTCCTGGCAACGAGTTCAAGAGTACAGGTCTTCGTGCCGTTAAGATAGTTGTTAACAGACGTAGGTTTCATGCCAACCATAGCAGAGAAAGCCCTGTTACTGAGGTGCTTATCATACACAACTTCATTGATTCTTTTTCTAATTTCTTCCATACCCATAAGTGTTTAATAACGTAAACATTCCTAAATATTCATTAAATTATCGCACATATACTTGCACGTTTAAGCAAGTTTGAGTATATTTGCACTCGTATTTAGTCACTTGCATTCGTGCAATATTAGTTTTACACTGCAAAAATAACAATAAATTATGATAAAGATAGTAAGATTTCGGAAAATTTTCGTGGACGAGCGAAAAATTCCTACGCTGATGAAGAAATTCGGAGCATCCAAGTCAACAATCTACAATGCGCTGAGGTATCATACCAATAGCGAACTGGCTTCATTAATCCGAGAAGCGGCCATTAATGAATTTGGCGGCGTTGAGGGTAAAGATGTCATGAAGATGAGAACATAATCATTATTCTCAATATATAGGTGTGTTATATAGGCGAACACCATTGTCCCATTTGTGGTATTAATGTTAGATGTTAGAATAGGTGTATTCATTTCCTCATTGGTCTGTGAAGATAGATGAGGTTTAAGATATCAACGCATAGCTCAGTTGGTTAGAGCGAGGGCTTTTTATAATGTTGTTATAAGCCATGTGAATGATAAGTAGTGAAGTTCCTGCGATAAGCCCTTTAAAAAGCAGGTGAGAGACAGAGGTTCGAATCCTCCTGCGTTGGCAAGTTATTATTTGCGTTTTCATGGTAAGGCGGCAGGCGGTATAGTCCATTAACCAGAATTAGATGTTGCGGGCGAGCATCATACCACCGCCTTCCTTTTTAATCGCAAACTTGAGAAAGCGCCAGTTGTTGTGGTGATTGCTCGATTGCTCTTTGACTTTTTGTTTAGCGATTTTATGTATATATGGTATGGTGGGAATGCCCCTTAATTTTCATGGTAGCGCATGATGCCAGCAGCGCAAGATGTCAATAGGAGACAAGTGTTTATCACAGAGTGGTATAAAACAATCTTCCTTTTGTGAACACTGCGGTTCGATTCCGCTCTTGCGTACTATAAATTTATTCATTTTTTATCATCTTTATATTTATATGCAGCAGCGGCTGCTTCGAATATTGTTTCTTGTCGGTCTACCTGCGAAGGTAGACTGGCTTTTAATTAACCGCAAAAGCGATTAGATATATGATTAGATTATCATCAACAAGATATTATCAAGATAAGGTTGACTATATATACCGACAGCTATTATCCGACAAGAGCGACAATCTCAAGCTCTTCGAATACAGGTATCGCATGATACACGTCTACAATGCAAAGATAGTGAACATGTCTGCCGATCTCGGGAAGCCAGAAGGAATATATGACACCCTTTAATTTCTATATATATAATAAGGTATATGGCATTAAAACGATACAAGCCCCTCAGACGTACGCCTCTCAAACGTGCGCCCTGGAACCAGGCTAAGCAGACTCAGGAGAAGAAAAAGGCCAAAGCAGGACTAAGCAAGCCTGCTCTAATTAAGGAATTAGACAAGTGGTTCAGCTATTACGTACGTCTCAAGAATTCTGACAAGAACGGATATTGCAGATGTATATCTTGCGGCAAGATTTTCTTCTGGAAAGATATTCAAAATGGACACTATATGTCACGACGATATATGTCTACCCGGTTTGCAGAAGACAACTGCCGACCGCAGTGCGTTGCTTGCAATATATTCAATCAGGGTAATATTCAGATGTACCGCAGGGCGCTTGTCCGCTCTATCGGTGAGCAGCGTGTTGACCTGATAGAAGTACGGGCGAGACAGGAAAGCAGAAACTGGTCTTTGTTCGAGCTAAAGCAAATGATTGCTTATTACAAAAAAGAAGTCGATAGGCTTTTGTTAGAGAGAAGCCTTTCACTATAAGACTGCAATTAGTGGTTGTTATTCATTTTTCATTATCTGTTTGTTTCCCACTTGGTGGCAGCTGGCACTGGATAGTCCTCCTGCTCACCTTGTGGGATTTTATTCAAAAGAATATGCAACAATATTTACTTGATCTTATTCACAGTATGATGCAAGATGAGCATCATGTTCCTCGCGGTGTTCTTTACGCTCAGCTAAGGACAGCCGTACAAAGAGACCTTTCCGAAAATCTAAACAGACTTCTTGAGAAGAATAGGATAGAAATTTCAAAGACTGTCAACGACATTTTAATTACATTAAAATAATATGAAAACAATACGATTCGAAAAAGTCACTCTGTCAAACTTCTGCGGAATTGATAACGCAGAGATAGAGTTCTATCACAACATCACTACCATTTGTGGGCGCAATGGTATTGGTAAGTCGACAATCTTCAATGCCATCTACTACGTACTTTTCGGTACTGACCAGTTTGGCAATGCGCTCGACATCAAGACCTACGACTCCAACCATCAAATCATCCGTGAGATTCCGCATGAGGCTTCGCTTACTATCAGCGTAGATGGCGAGGAGACAACCTTCAAGCGCACACTCATAGATTTATGGAAGGGTGAGCAGGTCAAGAATACTTACAAGTATTTCATTGATGGCGAAGTGGTGACAGCTGGAGACTACCGAAAGGCAATTGAAAACGTCTGCCCGGAGAAGACGTTTCGGCTCTGTTCTTCTGCCACGGCCTTCACTTCTATGCCATGGCAGGAACAGCGCAAGTTCCTCCAGTCTCTTGTACCGGAAGTCACTCAGGAAGACATTACGCAAGGCGATACGAGATACGACTTCATTACCGAGGAATTGAAGAAACGAGAACTCGAAGCTTTCATCCATCACCTCAAGTACACACGTAAGGAGGTACAGGATAATCTTGACAAGGTCCCTGTCCGTCTCGCAGAACTCAATAACGCACTTCCTCAGGCAGAAGACTGGGAAAAGCTGGTTGCAGAGCTTGACGAGGCGAAGAAGAGCCTCAAGGGGGTTAGCGAAAAGATTAATCTTGCACAGAATGGCGCAACAGACTCTGTGCGCAATGAGGGACTTCGTCGCCGCATAGAGTTCACACGAAAGCGCATTGACGAGATGACCACTTCTGCACGAAACCTTGCCAATGAAGAGGCGACAAAGCACGAGTCGGATTTGATTTCAGCCAGATCCGCATCCTCAGCAGCTACCCGAATGGTCGATGAGTTGAAGCAGAAGATGGAAGGACTCACCAACACCGAAATCCAGGCCACCCAACATAAGGAAGAGTGCGAGGCTGAGGTTAGTAAACTCAACGAGCGCTCTGCATCTATATCTCAGATGAAATGGGAGTGGGACGATGCCGACTCTATGTGCCCACATTGCGGACAACCTCTGCCGCTCGATAGGGTGGCAGAATTAAAACAGCAGTCTCACGACAGGTTCAATAAGGATATTGCCGACAGACAGAAAGAACTTCAGAAAGAGTTTAGTGACCTGCAGCAGCGTTATACCGACATCAAGAAACTCATCGAGAATACCGATGAGGAACGTCGCTCTACCACCAACCAACTCACAGAAGCTCAGAAAGCGAAGAAACAGGCTGACATACATCTCAAATCTGTACTGTCCGAAAATGTGCGCACGTCAGACGATTTTCTTGCAGCCAACGAGAACTACAGGCAGGCATCCGAGGAACTACAGTCGCTTACCGATGAACTCAACAAGCCGTCAGATTCTACGAAAGACATTTTTCAACTTCTCATTGATCTGAAGAAACAGCAGTCAGAGGCACAGCAGACTGTTGATAGTCTTTCTTCACGTCTTGCAGCAAAAGAGACCTATGACCACGTCTCCACCCTCATTTCTAATGCACAGGGCGACAAGGCGAAATTCCAGGGACAGCTCGATGATATCGACCAGAAACTTGACATCGCTAATGATTATCAGCAGAAAGCCTGCCAACTCCTCGAAGAACGTGTCAACGAGCATTTCTCCTACGTTCAGTTCTCGTTATTCAAGACAACTCTCGAAGGCGAACGGAAGCAGGCCTGTGAGTGCTATCACGATGGCGTACCTTACAGCAGCCTCAATACAGCAGCCAAGGCTAATGCCGGTATTGACATAGCGTATACAGTAGCCGAGAAGTTTGGCCTCTCCGTCCCTATCGTCCTTGATGAGTGTGAGAGCAACCTTTCTCCTATCTATCGTGGCGGGCAGCAGATACGTCTACGCGTAACTCCTTCATCTAACTTCGAATACATATTCGAAGATGGAGATTAAGACGAAATACAACATAGGTGATGCTGTCTATATCCTTGACGGATACAAGATTGTCCGTGCCAACATCTCCTGCATCAAGTTTGAGCAACACGGCACGGCAAAGCCTTGTATCACCTATCACTTCCCAATCTTTCCAATGCGGAAAGAATTGGAATGTTTTAAAACAAAAGAAGAATTAATCAAATTTCTAAATAAATAAAAATTATGGCAGGAATGACAGGAACAGCAGTAGCAAAGCAGCCTTCAACTAAGGCGGTAGCGGTAAAGTCCTTTCAGGACGTAATGAATAGTAATTACTATCAATCCCTTTTGCAGAACACCTTGCGTGAGAACAAAGGCACGTTCTGCACGAGCCTGATGGAACTTTTCTCTTCTGATGAGAAACTTATGCAGTGCAAGCCTAACGACCTCATGGCAGAGGCGCTCAAAGCGGCTTCTCTCCATCTTCCACTCAACAAGCAGCTGGGGCAGTGTTACATTCTTCCTTTCAAGAACAAAGGCATAATGACCCCTACACTTGTCGTAGGAACGAGAGGTTATCTCCAGTTGGCAATGCGAACGGGCAAATATGAAACCATCAACTCTGATGTAGTGTACGAGGGTGAGCTGACAGGCTACGATAAGGTTACGGGGCGATTAGACCTATCCGGTGTTCGTTCATCAAACGTTCCAGTCGGCTATTTCGCTTACTTCCGCATGAAGAACGGATTGTCTAAGCTTCTTTACATGACGCTCGATGAGGTCTGCATATATGCGAAGCAGTACAGCCCGACTGTCAAGTTCAGCGACAAAACAACAGCAGAGAGTCTTAAGAAACTCGCCCTCAAACAAGCCGCAGAAGGTTCTGGCGATGGCGTTGGCTGGTACTCCAACTTCGAGTCTATGGCACTCAAGACTGTTCTTCGCCGCCTCCTTTCGAAATGGGGAGAGCTATCAATAGAGTCTAACGACATCATTAATCTTGACGAGGCTCCTGCTGTGTCTTCTGCAAATGAGCGAGATGTGCAGTTTGCCGAAGCAAAGGAAGTTGCTACTGTCGACACAACCACTGGCGAAATTGTACAGCCCGGTGACGAAGTATCACAGCCACAATCAACCAATCCAAATCCTTTCAAATTAAACTAATATGAAACTCATCGTTATAGGTTCATCGTCAAAAGGCAATGCGTATGCCCTTCAAGCAGCCTCAGGAGAAATCCTGCTGCTTGAAGCGGGCAGACCCATTCGTGAGGTCAAGAAGGCTATCGGTTATCAGACTAATAAGGTGGTTGGATGCATCGTCTCGCACGTACATGGCGATCACGCAAAGTATATTCCTGAATATTTCTCTGCAGGTATCAACATATCTTCTTGTGAAGAGGTAGCAAATCGTTATCATACCGACAAAATGGACACAGGGAAAACATACTCTTTTGGATCGTTTATGGTTACTCCATTCGCAGTAGAACATGATGTTGCCAATTACGGTTATCTTGTTTTCTACCCCGACTTCGGTTCTATCTTCTTCGCTACAGATTGCTACAATCTGCACACTATAATAAAGTATTGCCGCACTTACTTAATGGAGTGCAATTACGAGGATAGTTTACTCAACAAGGCTATTAACGACGGGAAAACGTCCGTCAGCCAGGCGGACCGTGTTCGTTTGTCTCACATGAGCCTCGACCATGCCGTTCAGTTCTTGCAACAGTGCGAGGTAGACAATTCTACCCGTCAAATAATACTTATACATGGATCTTCGCGCCACCTGCAGCCAAGCAAGGCTGTAAACAAGTTCCAGCAGGTTCTTGGCGTTCCAACTTACTATGCCTCCAAAGGCTTTACTCTCGATTTAATTTAATTTTTTTACACTATGCCTGTTTTTTCAAATCTCAACAACCTACGCACGTATATGGAAGCCTTGAAAGAAATCGACAAGGCTAAGGAGATAGGTTACTCGCTCGAAATCCGAAAGTTCCACCCTGTCGCTACAGATATGCAGAAAGCTTATCTCGCATTCATTATCACGTACCTTTCTTCCAAACTCGGGCAGACGTTCTACCAGACTCTTTCCGAAATACAGAAGAATGTGGCTCCTCATATTTTCATGACGGGAGAATATGATAAGATGGGTTATCCTAAGTTCAAACCGCTCGGGCTTCTCGACACCGCAGAGGCTTCATCCGTCATCCGTGGCGTTATCGACTTTGCGGAAAGTCGGGAAATCATGATACCCGACAAGGAGGACGAACTGGCCGTTAAGTATTGTCAGCGTGAGGTTGAGTCCAGCAAAGGCTGGGTATAATGTGTCACCTTTTTAAACTCTCAAGATATGATACTACCAAAAGAAATCAGACAAGAGGCAGCTCGTTATGCCAAAGACGATAACGCACGCCTCGAAGCTTTCATAGCCGGCGCCATGTTCGCACGTACTGGCAAGTATTATAAGGAGCAGAATTTCTCCGACGACCTCGCGTCCTTCGAGCGATGGTGGCTTCTCTACGACAAGAAGCGCGGAAAGAAGAAGGCGCAGCAGAAATGGCTTCGCCTATCTCCTTCGCAGCGAGAAGCGTGCATAGCTGCTACTCCTGCTTACGTTAAAAGTATAAAAGACAAACAATTTCAGAAAGACCCACTCACCTATCTCAACGGTGAGTGCTGGAATGACGAGATTATTCAGCAACAAGACAATGAGCAACAACGTTCCCTCAGACTCGCTTCCAAAGCGGCAAGAATCCTCGGTAGCGACAAATTCTAAAACAGGAAGTGGTTATATACAGCCAGTTTCTTTCAGAGATGCTATTTCTCGTGGACAAGACAGGGTTATAGCCGTTGTACGCAGAAATCAGAACGACCTTCGTAGGCTTGTTTCCTGGGTTAAGAGCCGACTTATAGAGGTGTTTCATTATCTCGGTGCATTCGACATCGTTGAGGAGTATCAGATACAGACTCTCGCAGTCCGTATCTGCAATCGGTTCTACTACTGGACAGTCCCAGAACTTGATTATGCTTTTGTGGCTTTCACGAATGGAGAATATGGAAAGCTTATACATTACAATCATGATAGCGACACGTCTGTCATTAATCCTCAGGACGTTATGAAGGCACTAATCGCGTTCGATGACGACCTTCTAAAGGAACGTGCCCGTTACGAGGATGAGCAGCGCAGCAAGCAACTTGAGCAGCAGCGCTTGAGTGATGCAGCAAAGCCGCATGGTATAGCCGCATGGATAGACTATTGCAAGCAACATGGCCTCGATCCTAACACCCACAAACTCCCTCGTGTCAATATCGACAAAATGAACGTCAACAAGGTTCTTTACCCAGAAAAGAATAATAAAAACAACAAATAAAAATCAATAACAATGTTCGTAGCTTTATTAATTATCATCTTCACGTGCCTCTTATCTGTGTCTTTGTATCTCTGCTTATCTCATAAGCAGGTGGCTACTAAACAAGGTAAATTCGTCTTTCTTCGTGTCAACAACGAACCAATACGAAACACTATTCGTGCAGCCGGAATCAATCTCTGCCCATGCTGTCGTGCTTTTTCAAACAATTACCTCTTTGCCAATCTCGAAGGCTCTATGGTATGTGGTTTCAACGAGTCTCGGCATCACTTCATCGAGGAGGCAGAGAAATATAAACATGAGATTGTCGACTGCGGCGACAATGTGCTTATGTTCATCACTGAGGTTTTACAACTCAACTCTTCTTGTACTAAGAAATAATAAGAAATTAGCTTATGGAAAGAAAGATCGGAGAAACCTTTGAGTTTAAAGGGAAAACTTATGAGGTAGCAGAACTACCTGAATACTTTTGTGCGTTTTGTGATTTAGAAAAAGAATGCTACAGCAAAAGGAGTTATTTAGAAAAAGTAACAGGAACTTGTAGCCCGAACAACAGAAAGGATACCCGTAGCGTGTGTTTCAAAGAAATTAAAAAAGATATGGAAATCAAAGACAATAAGCTTACTATCAACATTCCTGATGGAATGGAGATAGACTTACAGAATAGCAACTTTGATACTGGTGTTATCAAGTTTAGAAAGAAAGAATTGTGTTATGAAGATATAGAGAATTCTTTAGATCTTGAAGGAAACAGAACAGGCATACCTGTTGATGATAACAATGCTTTCAAACTCTGTGCTACTGATCGCCTTATGAATATAGCAAGATATTACAATGGCGATTGGAAGCCCGATTGGAGAAGTAATGAACTTAAATATTTTATTACTTTTAGTTTTGTTTCTAATTCTTATAGTCTAATTGAGAGATGCCAAGCGTCTATTGGTCCTGTATCTTTTAAGAATAAAAAAGATGCCGAAGCAGTCATCGACAACCCTAACTTCCGAGAAATCTTGGACTCAATTTTCAAAAACTAAACAATACGATTATGGAAAAAGAACTCAATATAGCAGAAATTCTGAAAGATAAACCGCAAGGAACTAAATTGTACGACTGGTTGTATAATAGAGATGTAGAGTTAGATACAATCAGTACTACAGATACAGAAACAGTAGTTTGGTGTACAAATGAGACCGATAATAATACTACTTGCCATCGTGGTTATTCCGAATTTGGTACTGTAAGAGGATGTCCTGATGGTTTACAGATTCTTCTTCCTTCAAAATCAATGCGTGATTGGAGTAAGTTCGCCTGGAAGAAAGGTGATGTCTTGGTTAGCAATGATAGTGATAGCCATATAATCTTTAAGGGTTTCTCAAAAGATGATTATACTACATTTGAAGGTAAACACTGGATTAGTGTAAGTAAAAAGAGACATATATCTTGTTTGGATACGCAGAATACACAAAACTATCATATTGAAGATAACAAAGAAGTTGCTCAGACTTACATCAAAACCATTGAGAAAAGATATGGCGGAAAGATCAATAAAGAGACACTTGAAGTTGAGAAGCAACCAGAGTTCAAGGATGGGGATATTGTAACAGCAGTTTTTACCGATGGTGATGAAATGATTTGTGTGTTCAAGGAGAAAATTGAGCAAGATTATATGGGATATTGCGGATTTTTCTCTAAAGGAAAACATGAAGGTGATGTATCTATGGATTTTGGAGATGATTGCATCTATAATGATAGTCCTATATGTAAGGAAATCAGATTTGCTACAGATGAAGATAAGCAGCAGCTCTTTGAAGCTTTAGCAAAGGAAGGAAAGGCTTGGGATGCTGAGAAGAAAGCCATTGTTGATTTGAAGCCAAAGTGCGAGTTTAAGCCATTCGACAAATGTATTTGGAAGATACGGAATTGTGAAGGCTCTATATGGCAAGCAAGTTTCGTTTCTTATGTTGATGAGTATGGTGCTACTCCAATGGGTATGTCTATAGATGAAGATTTGGTTAACTTAATTATCCTTCCTTATAACGACCAGACTAAGCTCCTCGTGGGTACAACCGATGAATGGAAAGGAGGTGAGCAATGATTAAGCCAATCACTATGTATTCTGTCGTATGTGACAGATGCGGAAAGACATTCATTGATGAGTTTAATGGCATTGTGGCTTGGTTGGACGAAGGAACTGCAAAAGAGCAAGCTATGGAAAGTGAATGGATAGAAATTGGTGATAAGCATTATTGTCCAGACTGCTATGAGTTTAACGATGAGTTAGATGAGTATGTTCCAAAGAAGGGAGGAGATAAGAATGAAAGAATTTAAAGTTGGAAAAGAATTCATTATTAAAGTTGTTGAACACGATGAGAACAAAATGCCTTGCACAGGCTGTTTCTTTAATTCTGATGATATAGCTTGCGTAGGAAATTGTTCTGCTGATGAGCGTTCAGACCACAAGAATGTTATCTTTAAACAGATAAAGGTATGAGCTACAAATCAAGAAGTAGATGTAAAGAAAGACAGATAACACCTTGTGGAATTTGCCCTTTAATGTTTAAGTGTCCTTATGACGAAGATAAGGATAAGTAGGACTTAACTCAGAAATGGAGGTGTAGGTATTGTGTTAGCATTAATAATGGTAATGTTTTTGGGCTTATTTATGGCTATTTTCGGATTGTATTTGATTAAAGATAAATGGCTCGCTACTATAGGTGTCATTCTTTTTATATTAGGTGTAGTCATTTTTATATTATCATTTATTAATTTGATATATTTATTGGTTAACAGCCTTCGGGCATAAATAGATAGAATATGAGTGAAAAAGTAATCAAATCGTACAAGGCATTCGACAAGAATATGCAATGCCGAGGATTCCAATACGAAGTTGGAAAAGAGTACGAAATGGACGGAGAAATCAAGTGTTGCGATCGAGGTTTTCATGCTTGTAAGTCTCCGATGGAAGTATGGGACCACTACGATATGCTTAGCTCTCGCTTTGCAGAAGTAGAACAGTCTGGTAAAATTGATGAAGAAGGAAATTCAACAAAGGTTTGCTCTTCGCATATCAAGATTAAGGCCGAGTTGAAGCTGGCAGACATCATTAAGGTCGGTGTCGAGTGGCTGAAAGATATTACCTCACCAACAAAGGTTAAGACAGATATTGCGAAGAATGATAACGGAGGTTACTCTGCTCAGATTGGTTCAAGCGGTGACTCTGCTCAGATTGGTTCAAGCGGTTACTATGCTAAGATTGGTTCAAGCGGTGACTATGCTCAGATTGGTTCAAGCGGTTACTATGCTAAGATTGGTTCAAGCGGTGACTATGCTCAGATTGGTTCAAGCGGTTACTATGCTAAGATTGGTTCAAGCGGTGACTATGCTCAGATTGGTTCAAGCGGTTACTCTGCTCAGATTGGTTCAAGCGGTGACTATGCTAAGATTGGTTCAAGCGGTTACTCTGCTCAGATTGGTTCAAGCGGTGACTATGCTAAGATTGGTTCAAGCGGTGACTATGCTAAGATTGGTTCAAGCGGTTACTATGCTCAGATTGGTTCAAGCGGTGACTCTGCTCAGATTGGTTCAAGCGGTTACTCTGCTAAGATTTACAGCACAGGAGAAGACTCCGTTATTATGTGCGCTGGAAAAGAATCTAAAGCAAAAGCAAAGGTTGGATCATGGATAACGCTTACAGAATGGGAATGGAATGACGATAAAAAACGGAGAGTTCCATTATGTGTCAAGACAGAGTACGTTGATGGAAATAATATCAAGGCTGATACTTGGTATCAACTAAAAAACGGAGAATTCGTTGAAGTAACTGAGTAACTAACCATCCCTTTGGGATATAAATATAAGTAATATGGAACAAATTTCATTAGATGACAAAGTTAGTAATACTTTGAAATGGCTTGCAAACCAAATTGCATGCATTCAAGTATATCATTGGGATGAAGAATATAAAAAGAAAAGTCTTGATGATGCTTGGCAAAAAGTTCAAGAACAATTTAAGAAAGATATTGATTGGAATACTCTTACGGAAAGTCAGTGTAAGGCTTTGCACTTTGGACGTTGGCAATCTGAAGAAGATATTGAAGAAGATATTTCTCGTTTCCAGTCTTTATTAGATAAAGGACGTCTTACAAAGGAGGAATTTGATAAGAAGGTTGCTAATGAGAGAAACACTCTTGGACTTCGTTTGATTCCGCTATATCTCTACCCTTCATTGCCTGTAGGTATTACTCTAACATGTATTAATGGAGAAGAGATTGTATTTAACGGTTCAAACATTGATACAGACATTAGATTTGGATGCATGGCATGGGGTATTAAGCCGAAAAAAAAATTAACTAACCACCCTACCTTATAGGGTATAAAAATAATAAATATGGAAGATTTTCAGAAAAGAATGTGCGAAGAGCACGATGAATTAGTAGCTCGTTTAAGCAAGTTGAACGCTGCCTTGAAAAAGGATGGATTCTTGCAGAAAGTTGGAATTGCCCAGTTTACTCTTATGACTAAGCAAAAGCTTGGTATGACATCTTATCTTGAAGCCCTTGAAGATAGAATGAGAGATATGGGCATTGATGCTGATTATGTGATAGAACAGTCTAAATGGCTGTAATAAAGTAACTAACCACCCTCTCCTGCAACAGGGAGAGGGTAAAAAGAAGAGAAATGATAGATTTACATAGTCTGAAAATTGGAGATAAAGCTATTGTTCATACTATTTATGGCGATTACATAGATACTGTAGAAGAAATAATTCCTGACTCAGATAGAGAATTTGGCTTCGGAGTAGTCTTCAAAGAATGTGGTTTAAGACAAGACGATGAAGATGTATCACCTTACAAGGAGGATAAGCAATGAGTAAAGTAGAAATAGACAAAGAAGATTTTCTTAAACTCTTAAACAAAATATAAAAAATAGCTGAGAGTGCCTTATTTGATGAAGGATTTGACCCTCACGACTGGGGAGAAGTTGAAAACTTGGTTGAGGAAATGACTTTAAAATTGAATGGATTGTTATGAATGTGTTCTTTTATAAAAAAGAGGATGAGGAAAATTTCATATTGCAATATGAAACATGCCCTTACAATAATATTCCTCGTATAGGTGAGAAAGTTATCATTGAAAACAAATGGTATCTTGTAGAAGATATAGTAAATAGATATAAAAAACTGACAAACTTTACATTTACAGATGTACATGTTTATCTTAAAGAGTTGGAGGATTGATATGACAAAGCAAGAAGCAATGGCTTTCGCTATCAGCGTAGGAAAGTCGATAAGACACAACTCATTCTCAAAAGGTGAGTTCGTTCGATATAAAGGAAAGGAGTTAGTTGATGAAGAAGGAACTATCCTTCCTCAACATGAGTTTTGGACTATCCGTTCAGGTGGCTTATGGGAGAATGGATGGGAAGAATATAAAAATGATTGATTATGACAAGAGAAGAAATGAAACAGCTATTGCCTATTTGGGTAGCTTATGCCGAAGGAAAGGTAATTGAGTGTAGGACAAAAATAGGCACTATAAGCACCAGTATTCCGAATGAATGGACCGAAATGAAAGAAATTGGTTTTTGGAATGGTATTGAGTATCGAATCAAGCCAGATCCAAAGTATCGCCCATTCAAGGACGCAGAAGAATGCTGACAAGAGATGCTGAAACACCAACCATTCGGGTGGGTGAAGTGCAAGGAAGACGGAAGTCTTGGCTTAATTACTCTTATTATTAGCGAAGAAAACATTTTCATAAATGGTATCGGTTGTAATTCGGAAAGGACTATGAGAGGATATACCTTTGCCGACGGGACTCCTTTTGGAGTAAAAGTGGAGGAATAATTATGGACAACAAAGTTAAAGAAGCATTGGGTAGCGCAAGCTACCTTACATATCACTGGAGGCAGTACTCTTTCGAGCAGCTTGAAAAAGAAATGGTTAGAGTGTGTGGCCTGTGCAATAAGGCATTAGGTGTCCCTAAAAATGACAGCATTACTGACTTCGAGCGAGGCCAGTGGTCGGTCATTCAGAACGTTATTGGCTATGTCGAAGATTATAGCTTGGCAGCAGAACTTTGCCGTGAAGCAGGTATTGGCTACAAGAAGATAAAAGCTCTACAGAAGGATTGCGGTTACTCCTATAAGGAAGAAGTTAATAACTTCTTAAAGGATAGTCGTAATGGTGGAACTGATTTAAAATTAGAGGAATAGTTATGGCATGGGTAGCAGTTAATAGGTATGGTGACGAATACGTCTATGAAGCAATTCCAGAACGACTTCAATCTGTATGGGCGCCAACATTTTGTGAATACGAAAATAGAGTGTACGACTACGTAGAACTTCCTAAAGGCAGCATTAAGAAGCTCATCGGAAGAGAATTAAGCTGGAACGATGAGCCAGTAGAACTTAAATAAGAATAGATATGGCAACATATAGAATAGTAGATATGTATCGTAAAAGTAAGGCTGTTAAAAGCATACATTACGATTCTTGGGATGAGCCAATATATGCTTATCGTGTAGATAAGAGACATTCATTTCTCTTTGGACTTATCCATTATTGGGATTATGGCGCATATAACCTTTGCCCTGAGTATTTGTTTTCTTCGATAGATAAAGCAAAAGAAGCTATATTGAAAGTAGATAAAAGTAAAAGAATAACAATTTTATATGAATAGCGTATGAAAACAGAAAATATCAAGTTCAAGGCTAAACGTCTTGACAATTACACTTGGGTAGAAGGTTACTTCTATGCTGAATGTGGTAACACTTACATCATCGAGGATAGGCAGAGTGAATCAATGCTTAATAGAAACGAGGCACATCAGGTTGACCCTTCTACCGTCTGTCAGTTTACAGGATTGACAGATTGTAAAGGCAAAGAATTGTTTGAACACGACCTAATACATATTGTAGGTTCTAACTATGCTGCCGAAGTGATTTGGTCGGAAGGTCGCTATGCTTTTATGGTGGTCTGCGAGGACAAACATTCTTATGGTCTTTACAGTGTTCTAAAATCTTGTAAGATAGAAAGAATTGGCAATAAGTTCGATAAGGAGAAATAGCTTATGAAAAGTATATTCTCTATGTTTGCTTACTGGGATAGAGTACATCAATTCCAAGACGGACATATCAAAGTGGAAAGAAACCTTGCTTGGAGAAGAAAGTATCTTCATGTTCGTAATCGTAATAAACAATTAATCTTTTAGTGTATGAAAGAAGAAACAAGAAAAGTGGTAGTTCTCGATTGGGAGGATAAAATTAAGCTACAACAAGTTATCAAGGATTTAGAACAAATCTCTGTGCCTTACCACAATCCTTGCAAGGAACTCACAGATATCAATAATGCAATTTACTATCTCAGAACAATTGAGGAAAAATTAATTAGTATATGAAAAATAATATTTTTAACTTAATTTCGAATTTTTTGGTAATACTCTTTATGTTAGGGGTGTTGAGCATTGTGTGTTGGTATATTTCGGATTGTGATAAAGAACCTGCAAAGAAAATCAGTACAACAGTATTTACTGAGAATGGGCATGACTATCTGATTGTGGACACGAAACACGGAGTTTGTGTTATTCACGCAGAGAGCTGCCCTTGTCATAAAAAGAAGTAGCTATGAAAAAGGAAATATTTGACTTCTCGGAGGCTTTAAAGCGTATGAGAAAAGGAAAGCTCGTAAAGCGAGAAAATGGGCTTTATCCGTTTGGTATTGACGAGGAAGGAATATTCTATCATTATGGGCATCATATATTCAAGGAAGAAAGAATGCTCTCAGAGGATATACTTGCAACAGACTGGGAGGAGGTGTAAAAGATGAAGAAAAATGTATTGACCCTCACAGTCAGCAAGCAATGGTTCGACATGATTGTTGCTTGCGAAAAGACCGAGGAGTATCGGGAGATAAAACCTTATTGGATTAAACGTCTGACCACCAACTGCGAAGTAGCTTATGATGTGGCGGCAGAAACACATTGTGGAGAGGTGCTGTATCGTCCTTACACCCACGTTCTATTCGTCAACGGCTACCGTAGGGATAGCCCGCGTATTGAGAAGGAGATTTGCGGCATCACTATCGGCAAGCCAAAGAGAGGTATGTGTCCAGACGGATGGTTGGATCATGAATTCTTCATCATTAAGTTCAAATAATCAATCCCCACCCAGCCATCACGGTTGGGTGGGGATTTTTACAATGAATATAATTCAAAAAAACTTAAAACATAATAACTAAAACCCATAAAACTATAACCTATTCACTAACCTATCTAAACATTCGTCCAGTTCTTTCGGGTACCACACTTTTTCGGTAAACCCGAGTCTTTTCTTTCCAGCCGGCAACTTCCCATCCTTCACATATCTTCTAAAAGTAGAAGATGGCAGCCTGGTATATTTACAAGCCTCAGCAAAGCTGATAGCCTCATCCTTGTTGGCCAGCCGATGGAGATAGTCAAACAGAAAGGCCGACTGCGTTCTGTTGACAAGACATCTGCCCGACCTTATCCTGTCGTGAAACTCCATCAACAGGTTGTCTATAGCCTCCAGTTCCTCGCTTATCTTCACCATATCAATGTCGTTTATACAGCTTCACACCAATCACGAAAAGCAGCGCAATCACCAATGCGGCAAAAAACTTCCCCATCGCTACAAAGAGCCTTTCGCTCCTACTCATCTCCTTCTCCACAGGGTAAGCAACGTTCACACTGTCACGTTTCACGACTGTGTCCTTCTTTACCTTATATATATTATGATACCTGTCCCTATACAATGTCTTGTTTACGTACAGAGTATCTCCCTTTCTCTCCACATACACCGAGTCTTTCAGATACACACTGTCCTTTCTTACGGTCGTGTCCACCCTCGTTATGTACTCAGTATGAACCTCAGGCACACTCACGTACTTCGTCTTGCAGCCTCCAAGTACCAACCCGGCTAATATCACCAATATCGCAATGTTAAACTTCATGAGCACAATACCTTTTTACATTTTGCCAACCATCTTTTCCTGCTCGCAAGCCCGTTGGTCCCTCCGTTAATACGTTTCGTCACTGCCACTACATTGTCCTTGTCGGCCAACTCGTTCAGTCCGTGCTTCCACCACCACCAGGCACCACTCTTTGTAGCCCCGAGAGGCTTTTCCAGCAGTTCCGGATTCTCCATGATGTCGCCCTTGCAATATCCAGAGTCCTGATAAGCCTTGTAGTTGGCTCTGCCTGTAATGTGCATCAGCCCTCTGCCCTTATATCTCGCGCCATCACCCTTCATGCTGTTACCGAGCATCTTGCCAAGCCTTCCATCCTCGTATTTTCTGAAGTACGATGGCTTCCCGAGTTCTCTCATACATCTCAGCCCGCTGGTCTCATGGCATACCTGAGCCATGAAGTGAGCCATTCTCAGGGGTGTATTGATATGAAAAACATCACACCACTCGTTGATATAATGCAGAAAGTAGCTCACTCTGTCCCAGTCTTCCAGGATTTCATACATCTGCAGTCTCGTTATCTTCATTCCTCTGCCTCCTGCTGTTTCTTTAGCACCTCAGCAAAAGCCTTTGCCAGGTCGTCTTTGTTCTCCAATAGTATGCTGATTGTCTTTTCCTGCTTGCGTATCTCTGCCTTCTGCCATGACTTTTCCCTCACACTCATGAATTCGCAAAACACGCAGTACCCTGCCCATATCATCGAGAATACCGGGAACGGCATCACGATGCAGGCTATCAGGTCTATGCACACCGTTACCATGAATGGCGAAAAATACTTTCTTGCCTTGTCGCAGGTTTTCTTTAGCCCCATGCTGGTCGTAGCCTCTCCGTTCTGTCTCGCTTTCTTGATGCCGAAGAACAGGTCTACGGCCATAGATACGATAAGAGCACCCATACAGATAGCTATCACCAGCGCCGATCTGTATAGATGCTCTTGCAAAAATGTATGTATTATCTCTGTCATATCTTTGATTTTTGTTGCCTACAAAGATATGCGCTTTTCTTTCACCTTTTTCTCTTAGTAGTCTTACCTATCCCATCATGTACCAGAATATCTTATCTGTAGGATGAACAGTATCCTCGTCCGTCAGAAAACTTACCGCCAACTCGCTCATCCTCCCCATCAGACTGCCTTTGTCCTTCGTCCATTTTCTCACCAACTCTATGTGGTTCGAATACATCAGGTTCATCGTTACCGCGAAGTCCCATAGATTGTAGTCCGGTATGTCCTTCCCTACGCGTCTGTACTCCTTTTCAATAGCCTCGTAGCTCACAAATGGAGCATAGCTCCTGTGGGTATCACTGTCGTAGTAGTACATCTGTGAGATGCAGCCTCTCGCTGTCAACTCGTCAAAATGACTCACTCCGTTCTTGTAGTATTGTATGGATCTGTAGGCATTCTCCTCCTGCTCCTTACTCATACCACACTCTCCTTCTTCCAACATTCTAAGCGCATTTCGTACCTCGCTCAAAAGTAAGTTTAATGAATCCATAAATGTAAAGTATAATTGTGAATATAATAAATATATGATGCGCCTCTATCTGTTCCGGGCGTATCATCCAGCTCTTGTAGTATATTCTGATGGCATTAATACCGAAAAAATAAAGGAAGGGTATTCTGAACATCCAGCAGTATTTATAGAAATAACTCGCTGGCAGCATGGCAAGCGGCATATAGACATAAGCCAGTATATACAGCCATATCACGCAGTTGCCGTTCATATCTGTGTCAAGGATAATGGGACGCGAATATCTCGAATAGTCCCAAACTCCGTACCAGTGACCGAGCATTAGCGGGATGGGCATCCACTTCACCCCAATCTCATACAGCTTGAATATGCCTCTGTCAAGCAATCGCGAACGTATCGCACGCCGCTCTTCTTCCGAAAGCGGACTTTCTTCTTGTTCTGTTTTCATAACTTTCAGTTTTTTATTTATTTTTGGTTAGTTTGAGCTAATTGTACACCAAATTCGCCTTTTACATTACAATTCGCTGCAAATATAGATATTTTTATAATAATACGTTACTTAAATAATATATTTTTAGAATCTTTAACGATAAATATACTACTTATTATTTGGATTTTGTCTAAATAATGCATATCTTTGCAGCGTACTATAATAAAATAACCTATGCCAAGAAGAGGATTTGACCTTACAGTCGCTATGAGGCGCGATTTACTTAGCGCCTACAGGCAAGTCTACACCAACTGTCATTCTCAGAAGGAGGCGTGGATCAAGACGGCTCGTCATGATGCTCCTCGGTTCTATGTCAGCCCCAAAACGGCTTACAATGTCCTGCGCTATATGGTACGTGGCGATTTTACTGTGGTCGATGCCAAGAGCCCAAGAGAGCAACGTATGTACTACGAACTGTTCCGCAGACTCGACAAGCTGTCTCAGCAGAAGGAGTTCATCGGCAAGTCACTGTGGTTCATCACTCCCTTCTTGGTATCTCAGCCTGCGCCAGAGTTCTATGCAAGCATAGAAACAGTGCGAAAGGCTATTAGTTGCGGAAAGAAATATGGAGAATATTATCATCACAAAGAAATCTTCGGCAAAGACAAACTTTCTGATAAAGACCTTGCTCACTTGCGTAAGTCTGGCGGTTTTCATCGCCCGTCCAGATAATGCAGGCTTCTTCCCCGGAAGTAGCTTCGTCTCTCATCTTACATATTCGTTTTGTCACGCCAACATTTTTCATCTTGCAGCCAACCTCGTTGTCCTGTGGTCGCTGCGCAATCGTATATGTCTTTGCGCAAGCCTCTTCGCTGCGGTTTTGGCGAGTTTCTTGCCGACGTATGTGTCTCAGCCCACTGTCGGGCTCTCGGGAGTTATCTTCGCTGCCATAGGCATAATGTGGGGTAAGACTGGCAGATTTTGGGACTCCTGTTGCGTGGTTATGCCTTTCATCGTTCTCACGATGCTCATGCCTGGAGTCAACGGCATACTTCACCTATGGGCATACATGATTGGTTTTATCATCGGACGTATTGTTACTAAATATTCACACATTCCATACTTTTGAAGTAATTTGATTTCACTATCAAAAGAGGCGGTTGCTCGTGATGAGTAGCCGCCTCTGTTCTTTTGTCTTATTTGTCTTCTCTCCGCTTCTGTACCTCTATCACGGTTCCTGCATACGAGTCAGATGCCCGAAACCCAGTAAGCGTGTATCTTATCTTGAAGTATGCCCAAGGCTTACCGCCAAGACTGTTCAGCTTCCTCCAATGTTTGGCATTGTTGCTTCCCCATACTTCCAGTTTCACCTTGCCGTTATCCGATGTGTCCATAAGGTGTTTGACGGACCTCAGCGATTTCTGCATAATGCTTCCTCCCAGTTTCAGGGCTCTTGTCGTAACGGTTCCGCTGTAAGTATTATCGTCATGAACGATGTCTGGCTTGGTCGTAAGCGAATAGACGTTTCCGTCCGTATCTTGTATCAGATTGTCTGGGTAGTCGTTCGCCATCGCCTTTGCCTTCACTCCGTTCTCCACTACCGAAAAAGTCTTGTCCACCATATTGTAGATATACTGCCAGGGGTACACCTTGCTGTATATCCTTAGGAGTGAGTCTCTGTAGTCGTAGGCTATAAGGCAGTCCTTTAGATAGTTAGCAAATCCGCCATCCTGCATGCTTGACCTACCTTTTAGCTGTTCACTCATACAAGCAACTTCTGCTCCGCTCGCTGCCATCAACCCCTTCTCCGAAGCAAAGTACACCAGTTTGTCAGTAGGCACAAGTGGAGAGTTCTCAAGGCATACTTCTCTCGATATGGGGTGTATACTGCCGTACATTCCTTCGTTTGTCACGCTCATGGCGTATATACCTTCTGATGTGAATACCATCAGTGGATATTGACCGAACTGGCCCTGACTGATAGCCTCTGTGTTCGCTATGATCCCAAGTATGCTTCCCGTTCCTACGGTGTTATCTCCACTCGCTTCAAATAGGAATGGGTTGTTCACCACAGAAGTGTAGATATTTGAGTCCAGCGTCTCGTGGGCATTCGGATCCACCACCGGCCTTGCATTGTTATCTTCAAATCCGTCATACGTTATTCTCGGGAATGGCAGTTTGTCAAAGCAGTATGCTCCGTTCAGCCTTGGGTGTACTTTCAGTTTTATGTGGGCTGCGCTCCCAGTGTCCTTGTCTATAATCAGCATTTCTGTTGCATTAGGGTCTGGGTAGTATATCCAGCTGCTTATCATCTCAGGCAAGGCCGTGTAATACCCGTCTGCTTTCACCCATGCGTCCATGCTGTTAGCTACTATATGTGTGTATATTTCGTATTCCTGCGCATCATGGGAAGGCTGGATAACGCCCGACATTCCAGGTTTCTCTCCTGTTGTGATAGGTATAAAGTCGCTGAAACCGCTGAATGGTTTTCTCTTCACACCTGTCATATTCAGACGGTTATTGTATGGGTACACTTTCTTCGCCACCATAGTTGCCCATCCGTAATAATCATCCGTCTTTAGCTGCTCTTGCTCCGTCAGCGTTTCTACCACATGTTTGGCTATAGGAGCATATTCAAGTTTACCATTCGCCTCATCTGTCTTTATCGCAAAGAGTTTGTAAAACTGCGTCTTGCTCATCAACTCATCTATAATCTCCCTGTCCGACTTTACATGCTTTGGCATGATAACCGAACGTGCCTTGTATTTATCATAGGTAAACTCGTAACTATGATTGAAGTCAACAGTGAAATCTATTCCACCGCCTAAACCTTCCCGTTTGCCAGAAACTTGGTTCATATAGCAGTAGCCATCCATTTCTAACGGCTCTTTAAACTCGAAATCTCCATCTATATCAAAAGGCCTTACTTCATCGGAAGCAAACACTACAATCTCTTTCACAATGTCTTTCCAGTTGTCAGCACCCTCTATAGAGGCTTTGTAGTATAGGTCACTATGTCCGATGGAGTATATAAAAAAAATAGCTGCACTACTATTAACGTTCTCTAAGTCTAATGTCTGCCCGTTAACAGCTTCTTCATATACTTCCCCACGGAGACGGTATGGTGCTATTTTGAAGTTTCTGTTGATTGTCGGACATACAAGAATAGGATTGCTGATTCTTGCATAAGAACCATCGTGCAGTTTTAGAGCATATCTTACAAAGAATGGGAAGCAGAACTCGTTTATTTCTTTTGCCTCCTTTATTACAGACGCAACATGACCCTGTACGGCTGTTTGGAATGCTTTTATCTTGTTTACATCGTTTACTGGCTTATAAGTCCAGTAGGTGGAGGTTTTACTGGTCGTTACGCTGGTCAGGCTTCCAGAGTCGTCGTAGTAGGCTTTTTTCTTGCTTGTTTCACAGAACTCTCTTATATCGAGAGGAGTTACCTTGCCGCTGCCTACCATCAGGTCGGTGGCAAACGTACTGAATTCCACCTTTGGCTTGGGGAGTTCTGTTCCCAGGTCTACATACTTCGTACCTTTGAATAACAGGTAATGTATGCCGTTCTCTGTAACACATATCAATGTATTGCCCACACTCGTTATCTCAGAAGGTTCTCCTATACTAAACGTCTGGCCGCTATCCTTGTCTATCCCGTCATCCGTCATTTTGTAGCAGATGATAGACTGCGTATGCTCCAACTTTCCGATAAGGTTTTTGTGATCTGCCATCTTGTGCACATACATGATTGTATATGATGTTTGGCCGATTTTCACTGGTTTCTGAACAGGCTTCAGCTCTCCGTCTCTGTAGATAAACCCGTCACAGACCTCCAGCTCGTTGTCCTCACTCATCAGATCACTGGGCACGTTGGTCATGCCTTTGCCGAAACTCAGCACTTTTCTTTCTGTATTCCTTTCCATAATAGTCTTTCGTTTTAGAATTTTGCCATCGAGTGTACGCGGTCTCCCTTTGGCGTGTCGCTCTTCTTAGGTGCCCACCTTGGTTTCTCCATGTCGTTGGCACTCACCCATAAGCCTATTGCCGTACTCATCAGCACATCGTCATGGTTGCCGTTACCTACAATGTTGCCAAGGCTTCCGTTGTCGTGCCGCTCATATATCCTCAATTCGTGATACATCTCTCTGTCTGGTTCCTTCCACAGCATATCGTCCACATACTGCTCCAGGTTGTCTATCACCCAGCCTTTCGTTAGCTTGTTCGTTTGAAATCCGTACTTCGCGAGCACGTTATCCTTCACGTCCTCTGGGCTTGACGTTCTCTGATACAGGTTGTCGTAATAGAAGGCTATCTCGTTGATGATACTTCCAAAGTGATCGCCCTCTGTGTTGTTGTTCTTCTCGCGGTCTGCCGTGTTGCTTTCTATCACCAGTAGCGCATCGTCATAGAAGTGGGCCAGCGCTGCCGCCATCCATGCTATGCGGTCATGCCTCTCGTGCCCCCTCCATCTCGCCACCACCTCAGGCTTGCCTTTTATCGTAGGTATCATGCCGAAACGGTCTATCACTGTCATCACCGTGTAGTCTGATGTTGATGACTTACCGCCGATATCCACACTCACCACATATCTGTTCTCCACCTTCAGCTTGTTGGGCGCAGCCCATATCTTCAAGCATCCTGTCCCGTCATTCCTTATACTGATAGATGATTTCTGTATAGTGCTGTCGTTCTTGTTTCCGTCTACCACGATGTCTGCCGTGTACATCGGGTCTTTCTTGTAGCGCTTCTGCAGGTCGTCTATGCTGTATGGATTGAATACGAGGTTACCTGAGTTTCTAAAGGCATCCTCCTCGTCTATTGGAGCCTCAGTAGCGCAGAAGGAGTGCGTGGTGAACTTGTTGCGGAAGTTTCTGTACCACTCTATGGCCTGCATACAGGCACCCTTCTCCCACATTCGCCAGAAGAACTTACCTGTCTCTCTGTATCCTCTTGGGTTGGTGTTTCTGTCTCTATTCTGCAGCAGCCATCTCGCAAAAGCCCGCTCATCCTTTACCTCCTCCATGTCGTGCTCTATGAAGTAGCAGGGGATAAATATAAACGAGTAGGCATCATTATTGTCGGGGTTCATGGCGAGCTGACACTTGTCATAGAAGAAGCCCGAGTTTCCTTTTCCTGTACTCTCGAATACCTCGAGGTTGTCCTCTTGGTTTCTGATACCTCCCGAGATAGACGAAATCACACCTTCCGGGTCATGCTCAGGCGTTTTCTTCCAGTATGCCACCTCCGAGTAGTGTGCACAGTGGAAGTTGCTTCCGCGAACAGAGTCGAAGTTTTCAAATGATGCCACAGTCAGCGTGCTTCTTCTGATAGCCCTCATTCCATCCGTCACCTGAAAGTCATCGGGAGAGTTCTCGTAGGGCGAGAATTGCAGTTTTGCGCCGGGACAACCCACCGTCCATCCAGGCTGGTTCTCCAAAGCCTTTCTGTACATAGCCTTTATCTTCTTGGCCGTATTCTTCTGTTGAGCCAGCACAATAGCATTCCATCCGTCCCTTCTGTAGTCTTGTATCCACTTGATGTATAGCTGCGTCAGGGTCGAACCGCCCCATTGTCTTGCTTTCAGAATTACCACCCTGATGGCTGCTCCGCTGGTGCGCAAATCTTCGAATATTTTCAGCAGCTTTCGCTGTGGATAGTTCAGCTTGAAGGGCACCATGTTTCCCGTTATCTTGTCCTCTATCTTGTCTGTCGCGTATAGAGCGAACTCTGGGTCCTCACGAAACCTCACCTTCATAATCTCAAAGGTCAGTATCATGATGAGCTGCTTGGTATATCTGCTGCCTTCATCATAGTCTCGCCTCCACACACGGATAATAAATTCTCTCAGGCTTCCCAACTGCCTCAGCTGCCTGTACAGCAATGTGCGCATACACTCCTTCGGAACCCACATCTTCTTGATCATGAAATCCGAAAGCTCCAGCACCTCCCTATGCTCAAAGTCATAGCAGTTCTCACCAGTCCATGGGTCATACGTGCCGTAGATTTCTTCATATCTCCGTCTGTTCTCCTTTACAAGTTCGTCTATCTCTGCCTCTTTAACTATCGCCATCTGCTAATGATTGTAGTTCCTCAAAGTCAGCGTCCTTTATCTCGGGCACCTTCGACACGTCTATCTCATTATTCTCTCCCACTTTGGTCATACTCAGCGCTGCCAGCTGTTTAAAGTCCTCGTCCAGTCCGTGCGTCACACTCACCTCGCTCTGCTTGGGTATCATGTGCTTCATCAGGTCTTTGTATATGGTTGCGTATGTCTTTGGATCATACTCGGCCAACTGGTTCATGCAGTCCTCAAACTTCTCTTGATGACGGGCAAGGAAGTCTCTCAAGAACTCCTTTTGGGCGCTCTTCGTGGCGGGCAGTATACGCTTGGCTTTCTCTCGTTTCTCTGCCATCACCTCCCTCACCGTCTTTATATCGCTGTAGTCCTCCATGTTCTCTAAAATGGTTTATAGGGTTTATGCACACTGCCGGGTTTCGTAGCATTCGATGCGTCCAGTATGTCTAATTCTGCATCTTCTACCTCTGCAGCCTTGTCTGCCGTCAGCGGATCCTTGCTCGTCAATGTCAGTTTGAAATATTCATACAGCGCCCCTGCCGATATATAGTTATGTATGGCCTGCACCAAGGAGTCATACCTCGTATCATCCCAGTAGTCTGGCATCCTTAGCCATATCTCCTGTTCGTCCCACTCCTTGATAGCATTGTCTCTTACCACCCCCTCCTTTTTCATCAGATAGGCGCTCAGCAATCCTTCTGCCTTCTTCATGTACTTGTCAAACCATCGGTAGAACAAAGGCCGCTCATGGTCATTCTCACTTGTCGGCAGGGTGTCTGCCTGCGCATCGTTGATGCTTCTGCGGCTTCTACTCAGCAGGTTTGTCGTCGCATCTATGTCGTACCAAAGCTGGTTGGCATACACAAAGATATGCTTGTCTGTGTGGTAGCGGGTCGCCATAGGCTGCTTCGGTGCAAAGGGGTTGGGCGTTGCCTCCCATCCCCTTTCCCGGTCATGGTGCATGGGGTGTAATGTATTGAATTCCATATTACTCCTCCTTTGTTACGGTTATCTCTACTTCCCTCTTTAGATTGTCGCTATGACGGGAGAAAATGGTTACGGTTGTCACACCTGTATTTATAGGCACGAGACAGAAAGCATGAGGCTCAACACTTCTTTGTACTTCAATAATGCTGGGGTCGCTGCTTCTGGCTTCAATATCGTCTATTGCGCTATCGTCAATAGAATAGGATAGGGTAGTTTCCTTATTGCCAAGTTCAATAGTCACACCGCCTCCGTTGTCGCTTCCATCCACCTTTGCTGTCAGCGTCTTGGTGTATGGTATGGTTGGAACGGACGGACCGCTCAGCACAAAGCATCTGCGAATGTTCTGCTCGTCAAATGTCAATGACTGCAAGTAAGGTTCAGCCTGTTTAAGGTTGGTAGTTTTTAACCACCACTGATATATCATATAGTCTTCCACATACTTTGCCACTAATCTTGCCAAAGTATCAGAGAGTGTTCCGTTGCACCTGCGAGATACGACAATAACAAACTCTACTATATCGTCATCCTTATCGTTGTAGTAGATAACGTTATCGCCTGATGTCTGAGCGTTTGGAGCCAAATAGTCTGCCAGTATAACCTTTGTAATCTCCAATGCTGATTGGAAATCGTGTGTTAAAGTGTTTTCGTGAACCGCTTCGTCACCAGCAGCTTCGTTAAAACTCATCTTGATGGCTCTGTCGTCTGTAGCGCCATCTATCTTGGCCTTTAGGTAGGTTGCCCTCTTTACCTCGTCAACTACTACCGATTTGATAATCTGAAATTTTAATATCATATCTTTCCTTATTTAATGGTTTCTAACTGAGGATCACTCTCTATGGAGCCTGTCATATCTTTCAGCGTTTTAGCTCCAGCCGAAGGAGCCTCTTTGTCGAACACAAGTTTTATCGCATCTTTCAGAAGCATATTTGCTTCGTCCGAATAAACTTTGGCTTGCTCTGTACTGCTCAAAGTCAACACCATATAGGTTGTATATGCTCTCACATATCCCATAAAACAGCTTTCAAAGGCATTCTTGTGTCCGTCATTTAGTCTGATAACATTGAAAGTGACTGATGCAGGAAGAGAAGAGTCAATATATGTTTTTACGACTGGTGCCAGTTCGCCAGCAAAACTACGAACTGCAGATTCTATGTATTGCCTTATCACAACTTTCTCTACTGCCGATAAAGTCGTGTTTCCAAACAGAGAATCGCCTGCCTTGTCTTTCTGCCTCTTTGCGATAACAGAAACCTGCTTCATCACATCGCTTTCGATGGAATCCATGCTGATGGTTATCAATTTTGTCTCTTCTGCCATATCTCTTTATGCTGACTGTAAATACTCTTGTGCTTGGTTCACCGTTTCCTGGTTGGCTCCCTGCACCACTCCGTTCTCTATCTGTCCACCGCCTTGTGCTATTGCTAATTGCTGTTGCTGCTGATACATCTGTTCAAGCTGTGCCTGCTGCTCCTGAACACTCGCAAGCAACTTGTCTGCAAATGGAGCATTGATGTTCTGCAGATACTGCACTACATTGATAGCACCCATTTGCAGCAACTGGTCAAGTCTGTCGTTTATCTGAGACTGATATGTGGTAGAGGCGGCTGCATTCTTGATGCTTGTCTTGAAGTGTACGTCTCTTGCCGTATATCGGTCGTAGAATATGGTGCTGTTGTTGTCTTTGTTCAGTATCTTTCTGCCGTTCTCGTAGTACTGCTGTATGGTCATACACTTCTTGGTGGCGAGCTTCTCTGCGAACACGTCCATATCCGATAGAATTGAGTACAGCGAGGTGGTGGCGTTCTGTGTCTCCTGGGCATATCTCGATGCAGATGTTCCTGCCGATGGTGTCTTACCCTGCAGCGCCCCGCTCACGTTCGACACTTCATGTATCAGGTTCAGCTCTATCTGCAGCAACTCGTTGGTGCCAATATTCACCGCATTCGAGGTGATGATGTCAGGCTTCACTTGTGGCATATTGGGCCTTGGTGTATAGAAACACAGTCCGTCATACTCCACTATCTCGTCGGCAAACTCTTTCGGGCTCTTGCCGCCAAGCACGGTGGTTGGTATCATCCACACACCCTTCGAGCTGCTTCTTATCGCCATGTCGTTCATTACTATCAGGCGGTTGATGTATCTCTGCTGGTCTATCACGTTCGCTAAGAATGGGTGTATCTTGCCGTTGAGATACGGGAATAGCTTGATTGTAAACGGATGGCTCTTATAGTCGTATGGGGTTTCCCCCTTGCACAGCACGGTTCCGTCTGGTGCCATATAGGTGTAGTACCAGTATTTGTCAGCTACTTCTTCCGATACGATGTAGGCTCTCTCGTCTTCTGGCACACCCATATCGTCATACATCTTCTTGCGCTTAATATTGTCCGATCTCAGCTTCTCTATCATGGCCGTATCGTCCATATCCACCTTGAAGTACGAGTTGTTGGCGTTCGTGGCTATAGGGTCAAAGCATTGTAGGCGCATCTTGGTCTCGGTAGTCCATACCTCTATCACTCTCACGTAGTGGTTCGACTTATTGGTGTGGTCAAAGCTTATGTTGCCAAGGTTCTTCTCCTCGTTGAACTCATACCCCACTCCGTCATCGCTCACGTCTTGTATGGAAAAGATGCTGTCAAGGTCATCTATCGTCAGTCCAAACTCCGGTCGCGCAAATTTCTGGTACAAATCTTCTCTGCTCACGTCATGCAGGCAACCTATCAGGCTGATGTCCTCATGTCTCGGGTCGCTGCCGCACTCGAAAAACATAAAGTCAGGCTCCATAAGCTCCGTCCACGCGTCAGGAAGTTCGAGCTGCTTCGACTCCCACCCTTCTCTTGCGTACATTTGGCCGCCTATCACATAGTCCTTGATGGCGTGATTCAACAGGTCTTGCATATACGTTGACTGCCAGTTGCATTGCAGGGTCGCGCTCATCATGTCGTTGATAGCTCTTGAGTCGTTGTCCCTGGCAAAGCACACGGGTTCTGTTCCTTGCTTGGCATAGAGGCCGCCTATAGACTCCAGTATGCTCGCCATCACGTTATTGCTCATCGGCGTAGTGTTCTTTTGCTCCATATACTCCCGTTCAGTCATGTAGACGTAGGAGCCGTGATCCCACACCTTGATGGTATCTCCCCATTGGTCTCCCATGCAGTATCTCATGGTTCTCGCCCTCGTCTCTCTTACCCCACTAAGGCTGTTCCATGCGCTCCTGCATCGCTGCAATAGCTCCATGTCGTTACCATGCGCTTGCCTCGATGCCCGGTTGATTACCGAACTGTACAGTTTCTTTCCAGGCATTACCCTGCTAAGAGTCAATATCCTTGCTTTTGTCATTTTTATATACAGATTCTTGTTGTTTTAGCGCAAAAATAAGAAATGTATGTCCTCTCTTTGCCCATTGTTCCCCCTGTACGATTACCCTTGGTTACTAACGGAAAACCAAGCCTGTTTTTTCGTGATATTTGCAGAAATATTATTTACATAATTATTTTTTAAAATGACAAAGGAAGAACAAGCTAAAATGATGGAAGATGAAGAGGCGGCAAACGCCACTTCTGCCGACACGGAACACGATGCTCCTGCTGAGGACGAGCGCCCTAACCGCACGGCCTTCTCCAAGCGTTTCTCTAAGCGTCATTCCGACATCGACTTCGAGGACAAGGAGGCTCGCTATGGCGCCATGAACGACGATGCCGATATGCTCTCCAAGTACGAGGACAGCGGAAAGGCTCTCTCAAAGATGCTCGACAGCAACAAGTGGCTGGCGGCTATGGTGCTCGACTCTACACGGAAGAATATGCATCCTTTCGAGTGGATGGCTTCGCAGGGTATCGACATCAAGGCGGCACTCGAAGATGAGGAGCTTGGAAAGAAGGTGGCTACTCAGATTACCAAGTTTCAGGAGAAGGTTGCCGAACAGGAGAAGCACTCGCAGCTGCTCGATGACAATCTCCGAAAGTCTTACGAAACGTTACAGGGTTTAGGCCTCTCTGACGAGGAGACTAACGACCTTTGGGGCAAAGTGTTTGGCGTTATACAGGACGCCGAAGATGGCAATATCTCTGCCGAAACATGGAAGCTCTTTAAGAACGCATACAGCTACGATGCTGACATTTCTTCGGCTCGCGAGGAAGCTGCCATGCAGGCTCGTAACGAGAAGATCCAGAACAAGGTGCGCTCCTCTAAGACAGAGGGAGGTATGCCTCCTTCTCTTGCCAATTCCGGAAGCGGAAACGAGCCTGCTAAGGCCATAAAGCGAGAGAGTTTCTTCGATGGCATCAGAAGCAATTAACCGATAACGATTTTTAAATAGTATATAACATGAAGAAAGTAATGAATTATTTTTCCTTTCAGTCCGTCTTAAAGATGGCGCTGATGTTACTCGCAGTTGCAACGGGTGGTGGCGTTCTCGCTTTGGCCGACAATGTTGAGCCACAGATTGGCAACGAGGGCGTTGAACCCGCATCTAAGGAAACGGTTGAGGCGAAAGAGCCAGTCAATCCTGATACCAACGACCGATTGAGTCCAGGCGGTAAGAAGGATGGACAGGACCTAACAGGATCTCAGGCATCATCCACTCAGCTTCGCGAGGGTGGTCTGCTCGACAAGGAGTGGGACTCCGAGATCGTCAAGTTCTATCCTTTCAAGACTCCTATCCTCTCTATCGTTCGCCGGATGGCAAAGACCGTCAATATCAAGAACTGGTCTGTCTCTCACCAGCGTGTGGGTGGCGAGACTCTTGATGGTCAGGTTACTCAGAAGATTGTAGCTGGCGATACAGTAGAAATCAACTCTACCAACTTCTCCGGATCTATCCGTCCTTTCTACAAGGGTACCACTGTTATCGTGTCGGGTGTCCCTGGTTACAAGGAGGGTTCTAAGACTAAGACCGAGGGCACACTCATGCTCTACGTCATTGAGGCTAACGGCAAGAAGGCTGTCATGCAGGCCGTTAATGGTATTCCTAAGAACGAGGGCGATACGCGCGAAAACCTCGATAACATGACTTGTCCTGAAATCCCGGTAGGCACTACTCTGCTCGCTGCTTCTTCTGCGACATCCGAGTCTCAGCTTACCATTACCCCAGAGAACTTCCAGCCTCGCGAGAAGTCTGTCTATGTACAGAAGAAGTTGCTCAACATCGTCTTTACTGACGACTACGAAAAGGTAAAGAAGGAACAGCCTATCACGGTGGCAGACCTCAAGACCGATGCTATCATCAAGTATAATCTCCGTGCTGAGCGCACGTACCTGATGGGCATTAAGTCTCGTTTCAAGGCTGAGACTGGCGATGGCCAGATTGAAGATGTATACACCTCTGAGGGCATCATCAATCAGCTTACCAACACTTACGCCATTGGTGACGAGTACACTCTCTCCGACCTGATTGCTATCTCAAAGTTGCAGTTCACAGAGTTCTCTGAGAACGACCGCTGCTTTGCATTCTGCGGTAAGAACGCCATCGAGAGACTTGAAAATATCAAGCTTGAGGGCAGCCATCAGAACGACTTCATCAACCACAATGAGTTCGATTTGTCGTTCAAGCGATTCAAGGACACATTCGGATCTCTCGACTTTATCTGGGCTCAGACACTCGACCTTATGGGCATGTCTGACTTCATGGTCATCTTCGACCCTAAGGCTTCACGTCGTTACGTCAAGATTGGTAAGCGCGAGCAGACCAACGATATGTCCAAGGGTGGCGGCGAGGTCCGTGACGCAAAGCGATGGATTCACCAAGAGGCAGACTCTGTTGCTCTCCGTGGTTACAACTCTATCCTTGTCGGCCCTGCAAGCAAGATCAACAAGATTGCTACCGAGTCTTTGGGTGCAATCATCTCTGCTGCTAAGCTTCCTGCTACTCCTGCAAAGGGTATGAAGGTGGCTCTTACTAAGGACTATGTCAATAGTGAGACAACCTACGAGGCTGGTACTGTCTATTACTACGATGGTTCAGCTTGGTCTGTATACGCAGGTCAGGATGTGGCTGCGTAACGTGAGCTCTTTTTCATTTCAACCAACATATATTTACTCATTCTGGGGGCGGGTGCGGTAAGCCTCGTCCCCTTTTTAAATTCTAAAGAAATATGATTAAAACATACAAGGCGAGAGTCAGCAATAATAATGTAAGTTATCTGCTTGAAGGAAAGCAGGGCAACAAGGTACGATACAACTTCACTAACGGCAATGTGGTTATCAACAAGTATCCGTCACTGACACTTCGCAACAGATACTGCCAGGATCTCCTGGAGTCCAATCCTCTTTTTCTTAACAACACCATCATTCTCGAGCACTCCGAGGAGGAATACCCGGGCGAGCAGGCTGCTCTTGATAAGGAGAAGCAAGAGGCTGAACAAGTGCACGAAGATAAACCAACTGAAGGCCAGAATGCCGAAAAAGGAGTTATTGGCTGCTGGCCAAAAAAGGAGACCGCAAGAGAAACCAATGATACAGAGCCTGAGAAGGAACGGGTGATAGGTGTTGTTTCTACTGCAGACGTTATCGAGTATGTCAACAAGCGCTTTGATAAAGATTACCGCACTTTGGCTACTGCCATGAAACAGGCGTCAAAATACAACATTATCTTCCCCGACTTCGAGCCATAATCCGCTATATATAAATAAGGTATAATGAAAGTAGATGAAATCATAAAACAGGTCAGATGGTGTATTGACGAGGAAACTTCTGGTACATCTTATATCACAGACGATAAAGATGACGTGTACATGGAGAATATTATCCGCGCCAAGATTCCGGATGCATTACATTGGATTGCTATTACTGCTTCCGCTTCTTCGGTACTTTCCTCATCTTCTTCTACACAGAAGAATGCTTCTTCCGATGTGGCATCTACAACCGCTACTATGACGGTAACTTCCTTTGATGGTCACGAGGATATTGGCGTTATCACAATGCCTTCGTCTGTCTCTGTGTTCAATATCAACCGTGTGCGTGGCAAGGGGTGGCACAAGGCTGTCATTCCTGTAGAGGACACCTCTGATGAGGCACTGATGATGTTTGATGACACTTCCAAGGGAACCATCGACAGGCCACAAGCTGCCATTATGCGCGTCAAGCCACTGCAGGTCTTGGTACAGCCTATGCCTTCCGACGGAACGATTTCCGTATCTTATGTAGGCGTGCCTACAGACGTAACAAAGGGAAGTGGCGAGGAGGACGATTCTGTCGAAATCTCCGACAACTTCCGTGGTGCTTTCATCTACTATCTTGCCTTCTTACTTCTTTCTGCCTATGATGATTCTAAGGCTAATCAAATGTATTCTATTGCTCTTCAGCAACTGGGTGCTAACCAAACTAAATAAGATGGAAAAGGTAGCTACTTCATATAGCAACGAAGAAAATGCTTGGGTTTCCGAAGAACTAAGCGTGCATCGCAATGTGTACTTAACAATCAATCTTGTTAACCCGGGAAAGGTTGTTATCAGGCAAAATTGCGGTGATGATAAATGGTATCGAGTTCCGATAAAGAGACACAAGGATAATAAATCTTTCTGTTTCAGAATCCGCATACCTTCCCCTCAATTCAAAATTAAGATATTTACATCAACTCAACCAAAAGAAATTTGTTATGCCTACATTTAGAGAAGATATTAGGTTAGGAACGAAAGTTCCTCAAATGAAAACGGAAGATTACGAGGACAGATCTGTAACAACCGAAAAGTTAGCGGACGAAGCTGTTACTTCCGAAAAACTTGGAACAGGTGCGGTTCTGAGAGATAATATCCAGGATGGTGCTGTTGGTACTGACGAGATAGCGAACGATTCCGTAACAACCGAAAAGCTCCATGATGAAGCTGTCACGGAAAGAAAACTGGCAGAACACGCAGTTACTTCAAGTATTCTTGGAAATGGTGCAGTAGAAAGAATCAATATCCAAGATGGTGCTGTTGGTACTGACGAGATAGCGAACGATTCCGTAACAACCGAAAAGCTCCATGATGAAGCTGTCACGGAAAGAAAACTGGCAGAACACGCAGTTACTTCAAGTATTCTTGGAAATGGTGCAGTAGAAAGAATCAATATCCAAGAAGGAGCTGTTGGCTCTAATGAAATTGAGAACAATGCCATCACTATCGAAAAGATTGCTCAGGCTGTTTGGGACAAACTAAAAGATGAGTATCTCAGGCTGGATGGAGGCAACAGCATGAAGAATACTCTTGATATGGGTGGTAATAGTATAGATAGAGTCAATAGTATTGAGTCAAACAGTAGTTCTCCTGTTTTTATTAATCTAAGAAATGCTGAAGTTACAATAGGTGCTAATGACGACGAAGATCAAGGTGTATCTGTTCCCCAATGGGTAACTATTTGGAGAGACACTTCTTTCTATGGTAATGTAGAGGCAGCAGGCTTCAAAACCCACGACCGTTCAAAGCTTGGTCTCCTTAATAACAATGGAGGAGTAGCCAAGCCTTTGAATAGCGGTGAAATTCAGCAGTGTTTTTTAGTAGCATTTGGTTAATTTAAATAGCTATAAATATGAGTAACGAAACATATAACAGTTATCTTGACGCAGTGGGACTTGCATTGGTTCTTTCTGGTATCAGAGATAAGATAAACGCAGCAGCGAAAGGAATTACAAACACAAAAGGCAAAGCTAATGGTATTGCCTCGCTTGATGCTGGCGGTAATGTCCCTCTCTCTCAGTTGGGCAATCTTGACACTACCTTCTTTGAGGTGGTAACAGAACTCCCTACTGATATACGAAATATCAAAAAGCATATCTATATCCTCAAGGGCAACAAGGATGGCGAGAACAACAAATATGCAGAATACATCTATACTGGTGACCTGACAGATGCAGGTGATTTAGCAGGAGATGTTGATGCAACAAAATGGGAGAAACTTGGTGACTTTGTTCCCACCTTCGACCTTCAAGAGTATGTCAAGAAGAACGGGGCTGTGGCTAAGTTGGAATTTTATGACCCAAGTTTTGTACCCTGGGAGGATGATGATCAACCCTCTACAACTGCTATCAGAATTGAGTTTGCAGATGGTTCACACAAGTACATTGATGTTCCTCAAGCAGTTGCACCAATAAACACATCTCGTTCTAATTCAGAGTTAAGTGACAGCGAAAAAAGCAAGCCTTTCCAATATCCTGGTCGTGCTGGCTTTATGTCTGCTTCCGACAAAGGCAAACTTGACAAGATAGACCTCAATGCCCTTACTGCATCTATCAACGCTGCTAATACCGCTGCCGATAATACAAATAAAGCCATCAAAGCAGCAGAGACTGCAACGACTGGCGCAGAAACTTGCAATGTAGAGCTGTCAGGATCAACAATATCTGTGACAAACCGAAACGGAGAAACTAAGTCGGTAGATGTTATCAATACCGATGAGGAGGTGACTGTCACCATCTCCTCTTCAGTAGAATCTATCAAGGTGGCAGGCATTAAGATTAATGTGTTCTTGAACAACGGCAAAACACCACAAACTTATACTACCAACGCAGAGGGTAAAGTTACATTCACCATCGACCGAGGTAACTACTATCAGGTAGTGTTACCCGAATACGGCAATGCTCAGCCTATTGCTCCCGTTGGCTATACAGCAGTATTGGGTAGCCGCAATATCAATGTGGAATATCTGCCTTACGATGAGGACACATCTGAAAAGGTTATCGTGAATGTGCAGAAATGTGGCAACGATAATGAATGTGCGGCTTGGGAAGGTATGCCTGTAACTATCACTTTCGACGGAAAGGATAGCGTGGTAAACACAGACAGCAACGGACAGGTAGTAGCGTTTGTACCTTTTGGCAAGGAATACACCGTAAAGGTGGAAGATAAAGATGGCTACAACGTGAGCTACAACCGCAACGTGAGAACATTCAAGGCAGAGCTGCCGAAACGAATTGTTGTTTATAAGCTCTATAAGTTCAGGGCTGGTGTCTTTATCCTCGACACTAACCGCAATGAGTATTATCTCGATGAATGGATAGCAGCAGGAAGAAACGCTGATGATGCCGTGGCTATCAAGATAGCAGATGCTAACCTTGCGATAAACAATAGTGCATTCTGCATCAAGACAGCAGACATGAAGAATATTGCGAAGAAGCAGAGTCTATCTTGGTGTACGCAGAATGTGCTGTTCAATTATATCTCATCGGATGGTTTCAACGTGAATGACGAGAACTTCTACAGAGGCAATACTTTGTCCTACCTTGTGCGACAAGAGGCTCATGAACGTAGTCTGTTAGTTCCTGCCTTCGACTACGCATATAGCACTACACTTACATTAGGAGGAGAAGAATTGCATGGATTTATCATGTCAGCAGGGCAGGAACTTGAGCACATAGGAAACATGGAATCTATCAAGGAGATTCTTACGGCACTTTTTAGTGCAGACACCGCAGCCACCTATGAGGCTTACGTTAAGGAAACCGATAGATGGACTTCTTCGCAGAGTGGTGCTAATTCTGCTATATACTGTAGTATTGGTTTGAATACCAGCGGTATTGGCAAGAGATCCAGAAACCATATTATGCCTGTCTACGCTTGCTGACCCTTGCCTCTTCACCTCTTTTTGAACGCAGAGAATAGCAGTAAGGAATAGTAAAGAAGAGTTGTGGATATTATAGATAATAAAACATAAAGCATATAAAAAGATTATGGAGAAGATTAATTTTATCAAGACCTTTATTTCTGAAAGTCAGTACAGACAAAAGTATGAGTATGGAGGTATGATTGTA